ATAGATTTTAAACCAACTCCTAAACAGCACATAGCTTGGGAGTATCTGCACGATGAATCTACTTCTGAAATTTTATTTGGAGGTAGTGCTGGTGGAGGTAAGAGTTACTTTGGAGCAGCTTGGCTGTTGTATTCTTGCCTTCGCTATCCTGGTACTCGTTGGTTAATGGGTAGAGCTGTACTAAAGACTCTAAAAGAAACGACACTTAACTCATTTTTTACTGTATGTGGGGATTGGGGTGTTAAAAAGGGTGAAATTTATAAATTTAACGCACAATCTAACATTATAGAGTTTACAAATGGCAGCTCCATAATTTTAAAGGATTTATATCAGTACCCTGCCGACCCAAATTTCGATTCACTTGGTTCATTGGAGATTTCTGGTGCTTTTATAGATGAGGTGAACCAATGTACAGAAAAAGCAAAGAATGTTGTTGCCTCAAGGATTAGATACAAGCTATCAGAGTATAAGTTACGACCAAAAGTGCTTATGTCGTGCAACCCTGCTAAAAACTGGGTTTATGACTTTTATAAACAAGACAGAGATGAGACTTTAGCAGACCATAAAAAGTTTGTACAGGCTAAACTAGTAGACAACCCTCATATTTCTGAATTTTACGAAGAACAGCTTAGAAGATTAGACCCTGTTTCACGAGAAAGGCTTTTACATGGTAACTGGGAGTATGATTCTGGTGAAGATAGGCTTTTTGACTACGAGGCACTGTTAAATATGTTTACTAACTCATCTGTTTCGTCAGAAGGTGCAGAAAAGTACCTTTCTTGTGATGTTGCCCTACTTGGTAGCGATAAATTAGTGATTTGCGTATGGAATGGCATGATAGTAGAGGAAATAATCACAAAAGACAAGACATCTGCCGATAATGTGGAGAAAATCATAAGAAATCTAGCAGAAAAGCATCAAATAAGCAAAAAAAACATCATAATTGATAGTGATGGAGTAGGTCAATACCTTTCTCACTACATGAAAGGTGTTGTTCCTTTTGTAAATAATGCGAAGCCAATGAACAAAGAAAACTTTGTTAATTTAAAGACACAGTGCTATTATAAACTTGCAGAACAGATAAATGTGGGTAATATCTGGATAAAATGCAATGATACAGAGCTTAGAAACAAAATTATAGAAGAATTTGAGGTTATTCGTAGAAAAAACATGGATAACGACAATAAATTAGCTATTTTATCTAAAAAAGAGATGAAAGCTGTTTTAGGACACTCACCTGACTTTGCAGATGCCTTAATGATGCGTATGAAGTATCTTTTTGGTAATGATAAAAGGATTTTAGCATGGCGATAAAAAAACTTGCTTTTTGTTCCATAAAGTTCCAAACTATATTCGTTATATTGTAAGATGGCTTTTGAACTTGAAATATATTATCTAAACAATGAGCATTCAAGTATTGTGAATGACTATATAGATGATGTTTATCAATTAGTTCATGAAGCTACATTTTTTACAGAGGATTACAAAAATTTTGAGGACTTAATACAGAATGTCGTATCTTACCATAATGGTTTAGGTGAGTATGTGGCAGATGGTAGTGTTGATAGAAGAGAATGGTATACATCTTTACCTAATAATTTATATTGGGTTAGTAAAGGGTTTTTTTCAAACTTGCCACAGTATCAGGATAAAGATATTGTTGAGCATGAGCAAAAATTGTTATATTTGACAATAGATGTTTTAGACAGACTAAACGATTGTATGGAAAAACTGCCTTTAACGCAAGGAGAGATGAATATAAATCTAAATTAATGAGAGAGTTTGAAATTAGTGGTAAGAAGGTGAATATACCTGAAACCTGGTTAGATATAAATTGGTCTACGTTTTTAAAGTTTACTAAAATTATAAAATCGTATGATGAAGAGTTAAAAAAACAAGAAGAATCTGATTCTGATAAAGAATATGCAGAGGTTCTCTTAAATTTAGATTTTAACACTAAAATTTTATCATTTTGGACTGGATGCACGATAGAAGAGGTTTCTCATTGGGATATGCAAGAGGCAAACGAAATAATGAAACAAATATCGTTTGTAAATCAAGAGTATGTGCCAATAGAAATAAAGTCTTTTACGATAGGAGAAGAAAAGTTCTTTTTACCAAAAGATTTGATGAGAAAGTCATCATTTGGTAGATATATTGAGGCTGAACAGCTAGAAATACAGTCTAGTATGATAGACCAAGGCAAAATTGAGTATATGCCTAGACAGATTGCAATTCTTTGCAAAAAAGAGGGTGAAGAAGAGAAATTAGATGATGATGTCATCGACAAACGAGCTAAAATGTTCGAACAATTAGATATGGCAACGATTTGGGATGTCGCTTTTTTTTTGAACAAGTTAGAACAAGGATTGCTGACGAGTTTCCTAACCTATCAGGTGGTGGAGGAAGTAATGCAGCAAAAAGAGCAGCAAAAAGCACAATAGATGGTTATGGCTGGTTAAATTCTGTTTATAGAATAGCGAAGGACGGAATTTTTACAAAAGGCAACGAATCTGCTGTACAATCTGTTCTTGATGCTAAATTAGATGAGATTTTAACGTATCTCTCTTGGCAAAACGCAGTTAGTAAGTTTGATGAGATAATGTCAGAGATACATAAAAAACAACAGAAATAATGTCTACAACTTTAACACAATTAGTAAATAACATGAATACCTGTGCAACTAGTGCAGGTTTTAATTCATTTAAGTTTGGTAATACATCACACATAAACTTTGACCATAACATTCCATACGACTTACTTAACTTTCAATACCCAACATCAAGCATAATAGATATAAACAATGGTTTACAGGTATTTGATTGTGTTATTACAGCCTACAGACCAATATCTAAAGCAAACACTACAGGTGTAGAGATAACTGACAATGTTCATGTTATTATGACTGCCCTAGAAAAAAGAATATTAAAGGTTTTAGGGTGTTTAGGTTCTGCAAGTAATTGTCAAGATGTTATACCTAGAGAATCAATACAGTTTATAAGACAAAAAAACACACACAATGATAGACTCGTTAGTGTTAGCTGCAACTTTAGTATAGAACTTTTTTACGATTGTGTAGATTTTGATTGCTCAAACTTTCCCCCATCAGCTACACCAGATAGTTATGATTGTATTAATAATGAGTGCGTAGACCCTGGTGATGGTTCTGGTACTTACGCTACTTTAGCAGAGTGCGAAGCAGCAGGATGTGAAAGCTAATGAAGAATATATACGAAAAAGTAGGGAACAAGATACAGCGTGAGCTTAAAAGAGAATTAGCTAGACAGCGTTCTTTTACTTTAGGTAAGTCTCCGATTAATAATACAGGTGCTTTAAGCAGCAGTATGATTAACGAAATATCATTTGGGGATGTAGACACAATAAGAGTAAAAGGCTTAGAATATGGTAAGTTCCTAAATGATGGTTACGGAACACCCTTTACATCTAATAGTGGTGCAGGAGCAAAACCAGGAAGTGCTTATATAAGAGGTTTGCAAAATTGGTTAGTAACTAAAAAAAATTTAGACCCAAAAGAAGCATTGAAAAAGGCTTTCGCAATAGCGAAGTCAAGAGAAAACAAACAATCACCACACCCAAACGTAAAAGGTTGGATTGATAAAGCAAGTAAAAAAATAGATGAGAATTTATCATCTTTTGTACAAAACGAAATAGACCTAACTATTCAAGGAAGAGTAGATAGGGTTTTAAATATAACAATATAATATGGCAAGTCCTACAATATCTATAACACAAAACCTAGACAGACAGTTTTATGCTGCCTACAGACCTATTTTATGTCAAGTAGAAGATTTAGATGGTAATGCTGCGTATATGACAGCAACTATAGAAAGACAAGCAGGTTTTAACAGTAATGTTTATCAAAGTACAGGAATCACACTTAATGCTTACGAAGATAACGACCAACCTTTTCACTACACATTTAACCTTATGGGTTATGTTAGAGAACTTTTAAATTCTGGTGGATGGTCTAGGTTTACACAAATAGTAAGACCAGGTGTAGAAGAAACAGGATATAGGTTTAGAATTAGAATACACGCAAATAGATATAGCGATACTGCCGATGCACCTTTAGTAGTTGATTATGACGATGTAGAATATAGTTTTTCCTTCTACGCATTAAACACTACAACAAACATACAGCAAAGACTAGGAAACACCACAGGAGTAGGTAACCTACCTTTTGATTTTCCAAGCATTGATAGACTAATATTAGGTAGCAATAGAGAAGCAAACTAT